TCAGACGGTAACACAGAAGAAACAGCCTTAACCATAAACGCGGCAGACGTAAAACTATCTAAAAACGGCGGAACCTTCGCAGCGAAAAACGACTCAAACGCAGCATCACACGACGCAAACGGATGGTACGCTGTTAACTTAGATGCGACGGATACGAACACGGCTGGCGTACTCACAGTCTACATTCACGTTTCAGGCGCGTTACCCGTCTGGCGAGAGTACATAGTGTTGCCCGCAAACGTTTACGACAGTCTTTTCAGCACTGACAAGCTGCAGGTAGACATCACTCAAGTAGCGGGGAACACGGTGTCTAGTGTGAACGATTTTAAAGCCGACGTTTCAAACTTAGACGTAGCAGTTTCCACTCGCAGCAGCCATTCAGCAGCCGACGTGTGGAGCGTAGCCACCCGCAGCCTCACAGACAAAGACGACTTCAATCTTGCTGCAGACCAATCCTCTGTTACAATAGGCACGGTTAACAGTGTAGGTGACAAAACAGGCTACAGCCTAAGCGCATCAGGAATCGATGCAATAGTCGACGAAGTAGTAGAAGGCTCTCTAACACTCAGACAAGCTGTACGTTTATTCTTAAGCGCGTTAGCCGGCAAATCCAGCGGCGGCGGAACAAACACAATAAACTTCCGCGACTTAGCTGACACTAAAAACCGCATAACCGCAACAGTGGACAGCAACGGAAACCGCACCGCAGTAACTTTGGACGCGACTTAAAATGGCGTTACTTAACGCTGGCTACTGGCCTACAACCTACTGGCCTGCAGACTATTGGAACCCTAAATACTGGCCTAAATATGGTACATATGTGCCTCCGCCTCCAGTAACCTACACAAGCATAAGTCCTCCGCGTAGACGTTTACGGAAAAGAGTTGTTGAACCTTTACCTCCTGAACTGTTACGTCTTGTGAAACAATATTTACAGGTTAAACTAGGAGTCTCCAACCATGAGCAGAACAATTGAAAACAAAATAATGGAATCTTTCGAATGGGTAACCAATGATTTTAAAACAGCTGACGTTGGAAAAAACAAGATTCGTATAAAAGGCATAGCGTTACGCGGTGACGCAATCAGTAGAAACTACCGTAAATACACAGTGGAAGAATTGAAAAAAGCAGCCCGTACATGGAACGGTAAACCCCTCACAATAAACCATAATCCCAACCGCATCGTCGGCAACGTAGTGTGGATGGAATATAACGATTTAAGCAACGCCCTAGAATTTATCGCCGACATCAACAAACAGCCTTACGTAGACTTAATCCGCAGCAAGTCAAGTGTAATTAAAGGCGTAAGCATCGAAGCCGGCTACCTCTACAACATTTGTCCAGAATGTTTAAAACATGGAAAAGAAGTGCGGTTTGAAACTGAAGAAGAATTCCGAAACCATATGAGAACTGTGCATTTTAAAAATGTAGGCTTAGCTGAACCCCACGGCATAGTGGGTAAAGCCTTAAGCCTTGTGTTAGCCCCGGAAGAACCGGGATATCCTGGTACAACAATAGAGCCCCTTGCGGAAACACGCAAGAAGGGTCTTAACGCGTTGTACGAAACCATCGTTAAAGAAAAACAACAATTGGAGAAATGGAAAATGGCAAGGAAAAAACAACCTAAGACACCAGGCGTAACAATCCAAGAACAAGACAGTGTAGCAGCACCTGCCCCGGCACCAACATTAAAAGATGAGCATGGATGCATCAAAGGAAAAGAAAAATGGGATGAACAGCAAGGTAAATGTGTGCCTATAACATCAGAGCAAACGGAAACGTGTCCTCCAGGATTTAAATGGGATCCAGATCAACAGAAATGTATGCCTATTACTTCTGAAGCGGAATATCCATGGGATCAATGTATTCGCGACCGGCTTGCAGACGGTTACACGGAAGAACAAGCACAGAAAATCTGTGCAGCCATCAAAAACCGGACAGTGGGACATACTTTAAGCTATGGCTTAGCAAACACAGCGAAAGAAGCAATCAAGTATATAGCGGAAAAAATTAAATCCGATCCCTTATTCGCTTACAACCTTGAAAAAGCAGCGAAACTTTACGAGCAAGAAGGCGTTCCAACAGAGCCTCCGGAGGCACCTCAGAGAGATGAACACGGTTGCGTTATAGGTCAGGAAGTGTGGGATGATGCACAACAGAAATGCGTGCCCATAACTACTCCAACAGCTGAATATTTCAAACCGCAACTGAAAACGGTTGAACTGCCGGAACTGCCGAAAACACCAATTAAAGAAAAACTATCTCTAGGCGAGCCCTTCGCCGGATACAGAGATTTCGCTGACTGTGTAGCTCAAAACCAAGATAAAGAAAATCCGGAAGCATACTGCGCTAAGATAAAACAGCAAACTGAAGGGGAAATGGTTTGGCGGAAACAAACCATGGAAACTTTCCAAGCAGTACTCGACACTGTTAAAACGTTAAACTATAATGTAAACACGGTTGCAGAAACATTAAGCAAAATCCCTGTGTACAAACAACTGCCACGCGACGATTTAACATGGAAACAGCAAATCATCAAACTTAAAGAAACAATAAGGCAGTTGCCGAAGCCGGATCTAACGAAAATCACTGAACAAGTTGAAACGTTAAACAAGACAGTTAAGGAAATGCAGCAGAATTTTGAAGCTAAACTGAAAGAGTATGACAGTATCAAAGAAGCTGTCGCTATAGCTGACAAAAACACTATAGAAATCAATGAGAAACTTCAAAAACTTGAAGAGGAAAACGCGAAACTTAAGCAGCAATTAGAGGAAGAACGGCAGAAAAACCTTAAAGAAACACAAAATATCGCCATACGTGTAGATAATCTTGAAGACAAGTTGCAGCCGAATTTTAAAGGTAGAAATCAAGGAGTTAAACCGCAGAAGCCGCTTGTCCGCGATCCAATTAAGGAAGGAGGCAAATAAATGTTAAGCATTCAAGAGATAATAGCGAAAACACAGGAACAACGTAAACACATTAATGAATGTTTAGATCAAGGATTTTATCATCCGAACGCGGAGACAAGTGAACATGTTCCAGCAAGCCTTTACTATGGACTTAAACAAGCAGAAATCCGAGAGATAAAACAAACCATGGACAACCTTACATTAGCGGAAGTGTTGATGAAGACGAGTACAACAACGGGCAGTAGCTATCTTGTCGCAGCGAAACTCCACGACACTCTGATATACGCTGCTAAAACCACAGATATTTGTCCTTTAATCGGTAAAGTGATAACTCGATGGGAAGGCGGAGACCTCTACGTTAACATAGCTAAAGACGGAACGTACACGCCTAAACCGTTTGTAAGCGGCGGTGCAATCCCTGAAGTGAACGCGCAGTTTGTACAAGCAACTTTAAGCCCGAAAGGTTACGGTGTGCCTATACTTGCAGGTGAAGACTTAATTGAAGACCAGCAATACGGCATTGTAGAATGGCATGTGCAGAAGGCAGCTGAAGCTGTGGGATTGCAGGCAAGCGATTTAGCGTTAAACGTGTTGAAAACAGCTACTGACGGCGACGGCTCAGTTAACACGGGCTCCACTGGAGACGCTGACGAAACAAAATGGGCTGGCGGTACAACTGCCGACATTGAAGACGCGATAAAAACGTTAGGCCACAACCGTTTCGTTCCCAACACGATTGTTATGACAAGTGAAGCGTGGATGCATAGTGTCAGCAGCACGATTACACGTGGCTGGAGCACTAAAAAAGGTGTAGACGGCTACACTTTGCAAATAGGCTCTTTAGATGTTGTCATAAGCAACAGCACTGAACTTTACACCGGCAGCTTCACAAACTGTAAAACAATCATTTTCGACCGTAACAATGCTTTGTTAACCGGACGGAAAAGATGGATGGAAATCCGCAATTACGCTGATCCTATAAGAGATATTGCAGGTGCAGTGGTGAGTTACAGACAGGACAGTGTCACATTATATAACGATTCAATTTACGTTTTAACTGAAACCTAGGTGTCTTTTCAAAGTAACCTTGTGTTACCCCTCGAGAGAGGGAAAACCATCAATCAGAGGAGTGTGATAGAATGACTGACTATTGGACAACCCAAGATGGACGCATATACGACGCTTTAACCATACAATGCTACGCTGGCGGAACAATATCGGAAGGTAACTTCGTTGAAATCGCAGATTCTGCAAGCACCGACAAACTCACGGTTACCGCTGCAAACGGCACTGGCGACGCGATTGGTGTAGCCCTTAAAAGTGCAAGCAGCGGCGACACAGTGCCCGTGTTGGTGTACGGAGTTTACAAGTGTAAAGCTGGAGCAGCAATCACCGGTAACGTGTTGGTGATGAACAGCGGAGCAACTTATGTTGTGGCAAGCAGCAGCCCCACAGTGGTTGCAACAGGTAGAGCCCTTCAGAAAGCTGCAGCTGCAAACGACTACATCCTTGTGCTGATCGGTGCAACTGGATAGCGAGGCGACTGACAATGTTGAGTCTACAGGAGATTGTGGAGAAGACTAAAGGCCACGAGAAGAACAAGGAACTTGTTGAAATGGTGCAGATGCAACTGGAAAAAGGCTATTTCGACTATGATGAAGCAAACATTTTCGGCACTGGAATATTGCAGGAGGAATACGGTTACCAGCCTATGGGACAGGAAGATGCGAAGCAAATCAGTGAAACGTTAAAGGAGATTCCTTTAACAAGGCTGATTAAAGAGTTTCTAGCGAAAAGTGGAAGCACAGGCATAAGCGGTGCAGCTTACTTAATTCCAACAAAAATCTACCAAGTGATGCAAGAATACGCTGCTATCAACGATATAATAAACGATGTAAGCATGACCGTTATTCCAGCAGATCAAATTCCCGGTGCAACGTTAAACGTTGACATTGCAGTTGGAGGAAGCTACAAGCCTAAAGTGTTCAGCAGCGGCGGTAAACTGCCGGAGGAAGAAATTAAGTATACTCAGGCAACCTTAGATTTTACGAAACCGTGGGGCATCAACTTTAACATTGGATACGACCTCATCGAAGACAGTCAATTCAATCTTATAGAGCAGCATGTACGGATGGCTGGAGCCCAAATGGGCCAGTACAGCACTGAACAAATCTTAGCGGTGATGAGTAGTACAAATGACGGTGACGGAACTATGAACACTCAAACAGCAGGCGCAGACACTACCACTCTAGCTCACTTACGCAGCGCTATTGACCAAATAATCGTGGATGAGTTTGTACCTGACACGTTTTTAGCGCCAAGCCATGTAATGGCGGACGCTATAGCTCAGGATACAACGTACACGTCTTACGCTGGAAACTTCCACGACAACATAATCTATCTTAAAGAGCCTTTACCGTGGAGTCTTTCATACATTCGCTGTGAAAGCAGCAGCCTATGGACTGAATCAAGCGGTCTGCCGACAAACTGCATAAGCTACGTGTTCGCGAAAAACTACGCTTACATTAGCGGTAGAAAACGTTGGCTACGCATTGAAAACTACAGTGATCCAGTGCGTGACTTAACCGGTGCAGTTATCAGCGCTAGACAAGACACGGTGAGCGTTTACAACGACAGCGTCTGCAAAATAAGCGAAACCTAAACCGGGCTTTAAACCCGGGATTTATCCCCCTTTTTTAGATGATTAAAATGACTGTTTTAACCATGAAAGTTCGTTGTCCCCGATGCGGCAAAATCTGGGAAGTTCCTCAAGGCACAGATGAAATCGTCTGCAACTGCCACTTGTTCTGTCCTAAAGGAAGCAAACCCAGCGACTGCAATGTCACCCCAGTTACTTTCACAGGTGAAGTCGGCTGGCCCGTTGGCATACATAATCACCCGCAGGATTACGGTGAAGACGTTTTCCACAGAACCTACTATTGCAGCGTTCACGACGTGTACTATTATAAAACGCCGATAATTATCCCTGTGGATTGGAGTCAACAGCGAATTAAAAAACCGTTACGCTGGCATCATGGGAACATTTAAAGGGAGGTGAAAAACGGAATGCGTAAGAAACGTGTTAAACTTCCGCCAGCCCCAGCCTCAACCGTTTCCAAACTGCGAAAACTGCTTCAAGAGGCTCCAGAACTTCAAGTAACATACAGCAACCCATCGAAATATTTGGAGGAAACTTTCAGACCGCAATATCAACGTTTCCTTGAACGCCTTAAGAGGCTGGCTGATGAAACTTCTTAAACGGTTGCTGCGGGCTCTTTTCCCGCCGCCGTGCCCGCAGGTATGTGGTAAAAAATTAAACCGTTTCCACCTTACATGTTTAACATGTTGGCAACGGCATGAATATTTTAAAACTAAGAAAGCGCGAAATTTGAAACGCTACAAAAAAGTCGCGGTTATTTTAGAAAGTCCCAGTGGGAAAGGTGTTTTACTTCCGAAAAGTTACGCGGCTTACATGTTGATTATTGATAGAAACAGTCATTTTTACTGGTTTAAACGTTATTTCCTTAAAGTTTGGTTAACAATTGCGGAGCGTATTGCTGAATGGTGACTTTAACAGCTCAGGATATTCTGGATGAAAATAACTATACGGAAGCAGAGATCAGCAAACTGAAAGTGGAAGCGTTCATTGATAACGCTATAAACTACATTAACTTGAACACTGGTTTAGCTATAAGTAATATGAGTGGGACAGCGGGAAGCAAAACTGTCACTTTAACGAATAAGCAGGCTCCAGTGGTTAAGGCTTTAGCCAGTTTGTATGTGCGGGCCTATGTGGATCACGGGCCTCAGGTTAGTGTTAGCGGTTTATCCAGCAGTATTGTGGATTCTGATCCTCAGTTGAGTTTGCTGCGTGAAGTTTACGAGCAGGGTGTTAAAGTGTTGTGTGGTCGCGGTTTTGAACGTACGCGGAATGTGTGAAGTATGGCTGTATCATGGTGATTGAAATGCCTGTGTTTGATGATGGACAGACAATAAGTAAAACGTTAGCATGGAATCGATTAATTGAGAGTATTCCAGCAAGTTATGTGGTTTGGAAGGATGGAAGCACCTATAGAGCAGAATGCCTTTTGAAAGGTGGTACAGATTACAGTGGAACTGATGCTGCTACAGTAATAGAATCAGCAGCGTCTGCTTTGACTAATGGAGGCACCATCTTTTTTAAAGCTGGAGAATACTCGCTTTCGTCTTTAGATTTGTCTAATACAGAGGCAATTAGTTTAATTGGAAACGGTTGGGCGTGGGCTTCAGAGCCAGATGATGTTATAGGTACTGTTTTAAAATTCACGGGAAGCGGCACTAAAATAGATGCGCGGGATGCTAAAAAATTATGTTTAAAGGATTTAGCGATAGTGGGAGGTGGAACTGGTAATGCAATCGTTACAGGCAGTAGCGGAACAAGTTTCAATTTTGATTTTCGTAATGTTTTAATATCTAACTTTACAAATGGAATATATGATGATTCTTCAAAATCAAACGGTTTATACGATAGCTATTTTGCCAATTGTGGATTCTATTATTGCACAAATAGCGCGGTTTACTCGAGAGAGTCAATGAATACTTATGTCCGCTGTATGTTTCGTAAGAATAATCATGGATTAGAAATGGATGGAACAACTCCTGTGCAACCTAGTTTATTCGGATGTGTCTTTAGCGGTAACGATTATTCTCTGTATATTGATGCAGATGGAATAAAAATAACCGCAGTAAATTGTTGGTTTGAAAACGCGGGAGAATACAGTCTAGGATTAGGCAATGGGTACGTTTTTTATAGTAGCGGCACTAATCGTATGATTCGTCAATTCACTTTTTCAGACTGTTATTTTAGCCAATACGAAAAATTTGATATTGACTGGATAACCTCAGGGCATCGTCGTAAAGTAATCTTATCAAATTGTTGGATGCAAAATTGGGATGATTGGACGACAAAATTTCCTAAAATAGCTGAAGTATCAATTTCTAATGTTTATCGAATAAGTACTGCTGGTACGGTTTATCAGTATCTTCTTAGAAATAGCGGGTATGCAACAATTTCTAATGGCACGTCAAGCGTAACAGTTTCTCATGGTCTTGGAACCACCCCCACTACTGTCGTGGTTACTGGTAGACATAGCGAAACAAAAGATTGCTATGTTTCTGCAAGGGATGCTAGTAATATCACCATTTCTGTTCCTTCTAATGTTACTGACGACCGACTTGTAGATTGGTATGTGGAGTATAAACCATAATGGATAAAGCTGTTTTAGGTTACTGCCGTCTCGGCTACTTTCGCCTAGGAGTGTTACGCGACGACTGGGATCAATTGCTTAAACGTTTCGAAAACCTCGCTTCCACAAACGTAACACATAAAAGATTAATGCTCGGCAGCCGCGACAGTACAACAGGATGGTACAGTAAAAGCTACGAAGACACCACTATACAAATGATTCTCGCTTCTAAAACTACAAGCCCCACAGTGTTGCCCCCTGGAGTTTACGTACGATTGGATGCTGTAGGTTTAACAGCTGACCCCGTGTATGAAGGCGACCAAATTCATGTAAACAGCCAATACTATCAAGTTGAAACTGTAAGAGCCCATTATATTGGTGACAGCTTTTTCTATCGTGAATGCGACTTAACCCTACTGCCTTTTGAAAACACATCTGGAAGCACATATACAAGCAGCAGCGTTGAAGACGCACGATACCGCACCAAAGTCTATCTTGAAACATACTTGGATTCTGATGCGTTGCCCAATTTTATTGTAGCATATGGTAAACCTGACTATCCGCTGGTTAAAGTGTTTAAAACTAAAGGTGTAGATTTAGTTTACAGCATTGGAGAACCTGAAAGCACTCCGTTGTTGGGTCATGATTTAACACCTTACGGTTACGTGGAACACGTGCCCATAGACACCTACTGCATTGACAAAGACAACATTGACGGGACAAAATTGAAATGGCAAGCAGAAGCGGAACTGCGGCGTGTAACGGAAACTTATCCTACAGGCTCGTTGCGGACGCTTGAAAGACGCGGAGACAACGATGTCCGCTTAGGCAGCACAATCTTGTATAGTGCACGTTTCATTTTGAATTATAGGCGGGATACAACGTAAATGGCTAAACCTGCAATCACGTATGGACATGGATACTTAACTGATTGTGATAGTGTAACAGGTTGGATGGAACATCTTACTAATATGGTGGATGCTGATGCAAGTTTAACCGCGTTATATAATGATGTTTTCAAAATTACCGCCAAGTTTGATCAAGGCGCAACAGACGAATACGTTTATTACTACTTAGATAATGACATAAGTCTTAGCAGTGATATTTACACCACCTATTTGGTGCGATATAAGACAAGCGAATCTGCAAACGGTGCGAAAGCAAAAGTTGAACTGTACTTTTCAGATCATTCAACTCAAACAATTTTACCTAGCAGTTACAGCACAAGATGGAAAACAGTTTCAGGTACAATAACAAGCGGCAAAACAATAGAAAATATAAGGTTATACGCGGATGATGATGGAACAGACGGCACTTTCTACGTGTACTACGATTTTATATTATTATGTGAAGGCATCTTCAGTTTTCCATACGTGCACAGCATTGATCCTTTACATCTTAGCAACCGTTATGCGGATTTAGCGATTCCAGGGCGCGGTGGCGACATTCCACAATATTTAGGCATGAAGAGTCCGTTTATAAAATTGAGTGGTGACATGGAAGAGGGCACGTGGGGCGGTAGTAAAATTGAGTTCGGCGAGTTTCTCTACAGAATTTTCCATGAAAACTATAATGATCCTTGGCAATGGTTTACCAGTGACTTGATAAACTGTAAGGTTACTCCGCGAGATTTTTACATCAGCCAGAAACATGACAGTAATGCACATCGGGTTTGGAATCTTGTTTTAGCCATGTATAGTGCAAGTAGTGGTGCTGAGAGTACGTGGAATAGTTTGCAGTGGTTCGGATTCTAATGTCAATTAAATATAACAGTCTCCGAGAAATAATGCAGGCAGACTTAGCTAAACTGCCTGAAAAAATGGAAAAAGCCGCTTTGGAAGCTGTCAACGAAGCAGCAGATTTCATGGTTACGTTAGCGAAAGGCTACGTTCTCGTTGACACAGGCACGTTGCAAAATAGCATTAGAAAAGAACAGAGCGGTAATATAGTGCGTGTTTTAGCCGGCGGCTACCAGTTTATTAATCCTAAAACAAACAAGCCGTGTACTTACGCGGTTTATGTGGAAGCTAAGAAACCGTTTATGAGGCCCGCGTGGGAGAGTGTCCGCCGGTTTATTGTAGCGCGTATTCGAGAGAAAGTGTTGGAGAAAATAGGATGAGTAATGTTGAAGATTATCAGGTGAGTTTCAGCCTTGAAGTAAATGTTGAAAAGGCTTATGAAGACCTTCGTAAGATACAAACTATTCTATTCCGCACTTTAAGCTTGTTGCGCCGTTTTGGTTTACCAGAAGATATAGATGCTTTCATTACCAAATTACAACGTGCAATAGCTCTTCTTAATCTTTACCGGTTGACAATTATTAGTGTTGAAGCAGCTTCCGGGCCTTTCGGTTGGGCCCTTGCTGGAATTGGTGTTGCTACGGCGGTTGTTGATACCGCAGAATTTGTTATGGAGATCAGTTAATTGACTAGACCGGTTTATAAAATTGAGGTTTGGCAGAGCGGAAACTTACTTTATACAATAACAGATGACGCGTTAAGCGTTCATGTCAAAGAAATAATTACGGATAATGTCGGTTATTTTAGTTTTATCCTGCCAACTGTAAAGGGTTCAACTAGCAAATACTATTACAATGATATTAATATTTATGATACAGTTAAAATTTATTTAGGTTACGATTCTATCTCTGCATCTGACTTGGTGACTGTTGGCAAAATCTATCAAATTAGCGCTCCTTTAAGGACAAATACAGGTTATATCCGGGTTTTCGCGGGAAAAAATCAAGGGGAAATTCTTAAAAGACGGTTGAAACGTCAGAAAAAGTGGGAAGCAGTAAACGCGTCGGATATTGTCACGGAATTAGCGAATGATTTAAGTTTAGGTACTACAGAAATAGAAACAGATACAACCGCAGTAACGTTAATGGTGGACGCTGAATCTTATTTTGATGTTTTGAAAAAAGTAAGCGATTATTGGTATGATGCTACAACGCAGATTAAAAAAGACTTCTACGTGGATATCAATAATAATCTTGTTTGGAAAAGCAGGCCCATCCGTAGCACTGGCGTGGAAACGCTTACAGTAGGCGATAACGTTATAAATTATCAAGTTTTACGTGATGTTCAACGAGTTCGCAACAAGATACATGTTTACGGTCAAAAGCATATGCTTCCTACAGACGGCGATTTATGGACTGAATCTGGAGGCAGTTGGGGCGGTACTGTCGGTACATATAGTTGGAATGCCGATGCAAAAGTTGGAAGTTACAGCCGGCAAGCCACCCGTTCCGGCGATGACTACATGGATGTATGGTTAGGTTTCAGCCAAATAGACTGTACTGGTCGATTTAAAGATGACTATGATTCACTGCATTTTTGGATTAAAATTGTGGATAACCCTAACGGCGAAGGCAACATGGTTATTCACTTGCAGTTATCCGCTAACTCCACAACCAATTATTACCAATATATTCTAACTTCTGTAACAAATCAAGTAATGACTTCTGACGGCGTATGGTACGAATTCACTTTACCTTTAGGCCCGGACAGCACATACTGGTCTACTGTAGGGAGTCCTTCTTGGAGTAATATAACGAACGCACGTTGGTTTGTTTCAGGAAACACTAGCGGCACGATTACAATCCGGTTGGATGGTTTATATTTTTACGGTAAACGCTATTACAATTTAGCTGAAGACGCTACAAGCCAAACAAACTACGGCGTTCGCGAACTTGAATATGTGGATGAAACATTAGTTAGTGATGCTGACTGCCAACGTAGAGGAGAAGTTTTGCTTTACCAACTTAAAAATCCGGTTACCCGCATAGACATTTCTACACCGGGCAATACTAACATTAAAATTGGCGATCGGTTATCGCTTACTATTCCAGCTGAGGGAATTTCTGCGTCAAATTTTGATGTTGTAAGCGTGGACCATACTTTATCATCAAACGGATTTATCACTACCGCTACTTTAGTTAACACGTCGGATGTTAGAACGGCTCCTGCAATAACTAAAAATGAAGTTTTTCGTCAACAGTTTGCTGTTCAAAATGAATTGGGAAAGGGAAAGCTAATTATACGTTGAAATATTAGTTATATAGAGAAATGAAGGCTTAAATATGCATGTATTAAAACTGATTTCCCTAATATGTTTGATATCTGGTTATCTGCTTTTTGGAATGGGCGCAATGTTTATCTATACTATTTTTGCTCCGCATCTTGCTTTTCTCTTTTTAGTTTTTGCCTCTATTTTCGTTTTGTTGAGCGGGTATTATTGGCAAGCATATAAACGTCTTTCGCAGTCTTCTTAATTTTTGTCAGTTTGATTTACTGTTAGCGGTAGCCATCCTTAAAACCATGTTACATTGCCACATTCTAAACACACCCGCGCATACTGTAACGTGTGCCATCTGCCGTGGCTCCACACTGCTACAGGGGCTCGTTTACTCGGCGGATACACTGGTTTACCGTGTTTGTCTAAGGTTTGATGTTTTGTTGTTTTTTTACAGTGGAAACAGTAGAGTAGGATGATGCCTTTTCGCAGTTCTTCATGTGTGAGGCTGGGCTGACTTACTTGTTCACTCATTTCTTACTCAATCTCCTCTCCATTCCAACCGTTAAACGGACACACTGCACAGAGGTCATCTTCAAATTCTGGGTAACAATACCCATCCAATTTTTTCCCACAAGCCCCACAAACATAATTAGTCATTTCTTGTTCTACATCTTCTCTATCTAAAAAACACGCACATTTAGGACAATAGAACCAGTCATAGTCGCTGTTTAACACGATAACTTTAGAACCGCAACATTTACAGACAAAATCTTCATTCATTTCCGCTCAACCTCTTCTTTTCTTTTCTGAAGTAATTTCTTACAAACAACACAATTGTCGGGACTTTCGTCATTTCCTTGCTCCAATCTTCCGAAAAACAGCCATTTACCACACAGAGAACGCCCATTAACAAAGTAATGTGCTTTCCTCGTGTTCAACGGAAAACCCCAACCTTCTTTTACTTTCGACTTACTCATTTCTGTTCAACCTCGCTGAAAGACATTCCAACACCAATCGCGTTCACTATTTCACCAGCTACAGTGACTCTGTAACCTTTATCCCAGCATTTCTTGCAAATCACAAAGAAACCATGTTTATCTGTTTTCGGCATGTATCCCTGCTTCACTTTCAAATGGCAGACAGTGCAGGGATAGGGTTGAAGTAGCTTGTCAAATTTAACTTCAACTAATTTTTTTACCGCCAATTTCTCTGCAACTCCTTACCCACCAAACAGTACTTGTGATTCCGTCGTTTACACGTCTTTTCAAACACACAATGCTGCACTGTCAACGCGTCTAATCTGCAGAAAGCTTTTTCCAGCCGCCCCTTCACTAACACCATGTTCTGCGTTGCAGGACACCAAACTTGCTGCATAACCATGTCGTAATGTTTCACTGGATGTAAAATGGGAAATTTATTGTGGGTAGACATGTAATCTTCCATCCGTTTCTTCTACTGTTTTGACGTAGCCTAATTCTCGTAGTTCTCTGATGCGGTTGCCTATGCGTGGTAGGAATCCGTAGCGTTGTAAGATGCGTTTGCCGATTTGCTCGTAGGTTAATCCTGGTTCACGGTTGATTACTTGTAGGATTAACGCGCGGACTCTTGCAAGTTTAGCGTAACGGTCAAGCGTCATCATCGTCATTTTTTTCTCCCTCTTTTTAATCCGCTTCTGGCTAATGGATTGAACTTGCCGCCGGTCTTTTGATAGAAATGTTGTTGCCAACTGCGATATTCGCGGATAAACTGTAATGCGTTCTCATATTTGGTTCGCATTCGGCTGACGCGAGCCCGTATGGTAACGGGGCTGAGTTTCAATTGTAATGCTGCTTTTTTGTAGAGTCCTTCGCGGAATCCTTCGTTTATGAGTTGGCTCCATGTTTCAAGCAGTTTTAGTTCTTTTTCTGTGAATTTTGCAAGATGTCCCATTTAGTGGCCTCCATGAGACCTTATATGTAAAAAGTGAGGGTGTGCTGTTTTTCTGCAACTTCTACACGATTTCTGTTGGGTGGATGTTGTAATATTATGCAACAAATGTTTTCTAAGCATGGTTAATCTAGGGTGTTTGTTGAAAAATGTCATAGGCGGATTCTCCTCAGTAAAGTTTTTAACGTGTCTATCTGCTGGTCTGTTAAGTCGTTGAATGTGCAGATTTCCTCGATAACTGTGGGTTTTTCCGTTTTCAACAAGATTTTAACTTTCATTTTGTTTTTCCACGCTGAAAACCCATTTTTTCAAATCACGAATCTTATGATCCACGAAATCTTCAAAGTCTCGTTTATTTGTAAACCGTTGGATTATTTCTTGGAAACGATCTGCTATCGCACATGGACTCCAATTTGATGGATATTCGTGGTTTAGGATTTCGTCTATTTTTTCAAGCAGTTGAATGACATCGTCAACTTTAATCCATTTCTGTTTTCCAAATTCGACCAGTTTGGTTCCAAATTCTTTTTCAGAGGTTTTCGTCCATTCCTTTAAAGTATCAACATAAGCAATGATTTCGTTTATTGTATGGGCTTTCTTTTGCAACCGTTCAATAATGCTCATCGTAGAGCCTCCATTATCTCATGGAAAACACGTTCCGTCTCCTCTTTCGTAAACGCCTTATACGCTATGCTGACAACTTTAACATCGTAACGTTTCGCTAACAACTCCCGCAATAATTCGTCACGGTCTTCCCGTTTAGCATGCACAGGCCCATCAATATAAATGGCTGTTCGCCGTTCTGGAAAATAAAAGTCAGGCGTCGTCTGCTGCAGACAAAAGTCACGGTCTGTTTCCACGTTTAAACCTTTTACACTGAATTTTTCAAGCAACGCTTCTTCAATTTTGCTGTGCTGCGGCTGCATAACCGCTTTACGTTGCGTCCACGTTTCTTTCGGTTTAAAGATTTTTGTTTCTGATTTTGGTTTAGCTGTTTTTCTGTAGGCTGTTGGTAACCGTTCAAAACATCTGGGGCACACGTATTTACCGTTGATTAGGTGAGCTTTTGACTTGTGTACGCCCATGTGGCAGATGTTGCATTCTACAAGTTCTTGTAGGACGTTTTCTTGTATGTTTTGAAACTGCGGTGTTTCTAATTGTGTTGTCGCTTCTTTTCGTAAGATTTCAGATTCGTTGCCAGCTGGCAGCTTACGTTTGTAAAGGCCTTCTTTTACTTTTGCTGATTTTTCCGCGCCTTTTGAACCTAACTCTGCCATAATTTTATCCTTTAAATGCGACGGCATATATCGGTACACAGTTCTCAAACTAATCCCTGTACGCTCAGCAATGTCCTTCGGCTTCAACCCAGCTCCAATTAAAAACCCGATTTTTTCCTCAAGTTCTTCTTTAGGCACTTGTCTGCGACAGAAATTCACTGCTAACCGTGCCAGTTCAAGTTTAACGTTATTATCAATATAGTTGAGTTCTACTACGGGCCATTTAACCTCACCGGCTTCCTTCATTCTGTGAAAACCGTCAATAATGTTGCCGTGTGCATCTTTCAGAATCGGCGCTAAGGGTCCTAACGCTTTAATGCTTTCTTTCAGATTGTATGGTTTCTCGTTTTCCACGTTTAACAGTTCAGGTGTAACACCTACATCCCGCTGTGGGGCCTCAGTGATTTTTAATTTAGGAATAAAAAACCGCGCTAACCCCTTCTCGTTGTAGTATGTGCCTCCGTATTCTTTTGCAAGGGTTAACACTGCTTTAAACGTGCCTACTTCCAGGTAGCGTCGCGCTTTTAAACGCCAGCCTTTCTCTTCAGTTTCTATGACGAAATAGTCGTCTGCTTCTTCACGGGTTAATCCTGCAAATTCGTTAAGTAAATCATAAATCATTTCCGTTTCCTCTAAAGGTCTCTTCCTAAAAGGTTCAGCATAGCTCCAAAATTGTCTTGAAGTTTGAAGGTTATTCCATGTTTTTCTGCGAGTTCTTTGTGAAATTCGTCTATAACTTTTGCTTTTCCCTTTTGAGTATAACTCTGAAGATATCTTTTCTCGTATTTCTTAGCTATTTCAATACCAATCGCCATTTTCTCAGTTTCTTTTTCAACTTCCTCTATTGTCCACTTTTTACCGTAAGGAAAAGTTTCGCTAAAATCCCCAGCATGGGCACAGTCAAAACCATAAACCATAGAACCGTCTTCAGATTCTTTAGCATATGTTATGCCTCCATGAACAGGAACATAAGTTAAAATTCCACCATACTCCTTCTCTTTTACTGGATGTTTTGGAAACCGAACATACCCACAGTAGTGCCCCATAGAGGAATGCTTAACTATGGAAAAGGTAAGGTTGCCTTTTCGCCAAACTTTTACAGCTTTTGATTCAGGATATTCACTCATTTCTGCTCAACCTCGATTTCTTTTAGAAGTCTATTGCTAACTTCAATCGGTTTCCAGATACCATGTAGTTTCAGGTAATCTCGGATTGCTAAACGGATAGCTTCAGCTCGACTAGGAACAATTTTTGATTCAACAAGCTGATCTAAAGACTCTAAGTAAGACTCTGGAATATATAATGTAATCATTCTCATTTTCCCTTATCCGTCCCTAATGCTTGGTAAATCAGTTCAGCCTGCTGGTATGGATTCGCTTCTTTTGAAGCAGCTTTTAAAAGCCATTTTTGAACCGCTTTTCTCATTCTTCTTGAATCTCCTTTAACCGTGTATAATACTCCTGTTTCAACATGTCCAATTGTTTCTGCGCTTCCACCTTGCTGATTCGCCCTTTCTTCATGTCATCTAAAATCTTCATTTTCTTGAAGAACACGTCCATTTTCAGTTTTGTCAATGCAACATACTGAACTGCTGATTTCGCGTCGCTAACTAAATTTTCAACATGCAACTGTGTCATTGCCCATTGTCCTCCTCTGCAATCTCAAAAATCGTTAATCCTTCTTGATAGTCAAGTTCCATCTCAACATTAGAAAATTTAGCTAAAACTTCGTCTATCGCTTGAATCTGACTATGACTTAAGTTTTGGATTATTTTAATGTCGAACTCTGGAGCTGTAGTCTCCTCGTGAATCATCTGAGATGCTTCTGTTATCAAAACGTCAGTTACCGCACATTCCTTTAGAAGTTTCTCCAAGATTTCTAACGTCTGATTTAATAACATCAAGAACCCTCCGTTGTTCTCTCCTCTACCTTTTTCAGAAATATTTTATGAAAAATCATAGGATACTCTTTTCCAGTTTTATGGCTCCGCCTAAGAACAGTCACTAAGTTACCCTCTATCTTCTTAACTCGCCACGGAAAATTGTTCACGGTAACTCTGATACCATGTTCGTATGCAGTTGGGCTCAAAACAACCAAATCGCCTACCTTAAATTCCTGAGTTTCTTCATCCTTCATTAGTTCACACTCTCCTTTTCAACGTATCTGCGCACTAAATCGCGGATGCCCTCACTGTCCGTCTGATACTCTTTCCGCCTTAACTTTTGAAAACGCTTCCACAGTTCACGTGGAAACCGTATACTAACCAACACTTCTTTATCTTCCATACAAAACCTCCTTCCGCTTTTTCACGGCAGCCCCATGCTTAAACAGCTCCCGCGTCACTCGGTCAGCTTCACGGCGCACATCCTCAGCGAACACAAACTTGTTCGCGTACTCCCACGTCACCTGAGGATTCTTATGCCGTAGAATAGCCTGCAGTTCAGCTAGGCGGCCGCCTGCACGCTGCATCCAAAAAGCAGCAAGATGCTGACGGAACCTTCTTGGATTAAAATGTTTCACTCCAGCTTTACACGCTATTCTACGGATAATCTCGTATACGCCTTGTTTGGTTAACGGTTTATCTTCAAACTGAAACTGTTTCCGTTTATGCTGAAACACGTAGCCCTCAGTTCTACCTTTCAACAACGCCTGCAGCATAACTAACGTTTCTAAATCCACAGGAATGTCGATTAACCGTTTTTTCTTACTGTCAAACACTTTCAGTAAACCGTTGTCCCAGTCGATGTTTTCAGCTTTCAACGTGGCTATTTCATTTGTACGCAAGCCCCGCGTTAAAAGAAGCCTCACTATCACACGGTCACGTAAACAACAGTGTTTCTCCGCGTAGCTTACAACCTGCCAGATTTGACGGTCGCTGATAACTACGCGTCCAGCCATTCCGCCTCCAACCCGTAAAAGTAAAACGTGAAGGTGGATTCGCCAGTTTTCACCCGCGTTGTTTTTAGGTTTTTCTATGAAAATGACGTGGGCTTCTCTGGGGAGAGTATGGTTAAAGTGTACGCCGCATTGGCTATTTGCTTTTTTCAGAGTAAAGTTCAAATAGGAACCGCCGTGTATGTTACATTTACATACATTTAATATATAAATTTTTTTAAAAGAAAAATTATAAGTGAAACATTTAAATACGCATACTCGGTAAATATTTTAAACGTCTTATCTTACGACACAATTTATTCTAAAGTCGCCGACAGAAAAAACTGTCCGTGCGGAGTTATTATGGGTCATCGAGGAGAAAGAAGTTTAATAAGTAAACAGCGGCGTGCAGTCCGTAAATACGTGTTGGATACAAGTTTCCGCGATAGAAACCAAGCGGAATCAATCTGCACCGTAACTTATGAAGCAGTTTTAACTTATTTACAACAGCAATATCCCTTTGTTTTTCCCCACGTAGCCAAAGTGGTAAAAGGCGAAGTCCTTCTGGACAGTCGCGGAAACGGAAGTTTCCAAAAGTAAAGGGGAGGTGAAAAGAACATGCAGAAAAAAACATGGTTTCTCATACTCTTAGCTTTCGCGGTTTTCGGATATTTCATTGCAAGTAAAATGAATCCGGGAGTAGACACTTGGGTTGCAACAAACATTCTTCAGCCAATACAAAACGGTTTAACAGGCACTTACTATGCGATAACTTCAAGTCCATTCTGGCAAACCTACATTGCACCAAACAGCGCTTACATAAGCTTAGGCATAGGCTTCCTCAGCGGCATCATAGTCTACCGTTGGATTCGACGTGTACACATGCC